AATGAAAATTTAACACCAAATCCGTTGAGAGCAACGAACGGGGTAGGACAAGTTAAGGTAACGGTATGAGTTTTACATACGCACAGCTAAAAACGGCGCTACAAGACTACACGGAAAATGATGAGACAAGCTTTGTTGCTAATCTCCCTATTTTCATACGTCAGGCCGAAGAGCGGATTCTAAAGAATGTTCAGTTGTCTTTGTTCCGAAAAAACGCGCAGGCGGCTTTAACGCAAGGAAATCCGTACATTAACTTACCTACGGATTTTTTAGCACCGTTCTCTTTTTCAATACAACCGCCACTTGCAGATGGTTCTTTTTCGGATACCACCGAGAAAAGTTTCCTAGATTATCGTGACGTAGACTTCATTCAAGCTTATAACCCTACTCTTACAGACACGGGCGCACCTAAGTGTTATGCAATGTTTGACGTTACCAACTTTATTGTTGGCCCTACTCCAGACCAGAGTTATTTTGTAGAGCTTCATTACTTCTACAGACCAGAAAGTTTAACGGCTGGCGCGGACTCCGGAACTACATGGTTGAGCATTAATGCAGAAGTAGCCTTACTATATGGAAGTTTAGTAGAATGCTATACTTATATGAAAGGTGAAGCAGATATGGCGCAAGAATACCAGAAAAGATTTACCGAGGCGTTAACTTCGCTGAAGATGTTTGGTGAAGCTAAAGAAGTTACTGACGAGTACAGAACTGGAATGGTTATAAGGGCGAAGCAATGATTACAAACCCTGTGGTTATGAGCGAAGACTTTGGTATTACGGTACAAACGTCGTCTAACCGAGGTTTTACCCCGGAAGAAATTGCTGAAAGATGTGTAAATCACATTATTAACATCTCAGATGACGCTCCACCAGCTATTAAGGGGCAGGCTTTGGCATTTAGAGATGAAGTAAAGGCAGTGGTCACTTTTTATTTGCGAGAAGCGGTTAAAAGCGACAGAACAACCGTTTTTAACGAACTAAACAACGCGGGACAACCGCAACTTGCTGAATTAATCAGGAGATTATAATGGCTTTTAACGGAAACTTTATGTGTACAAGCTTTAAAACAGAGCTTTTAACGGGTACTCATAACTTTACTAACAGTAGCGGAAATGCTTTTAAACTGGCTATGTACACAAACAGCGCCACTTTGAACGCGGCCACAACGGCTTATACCACTTCAAACGAAGTCGCTAACGGCAATGGATACACCACGGGCGGAACGGCGCTAACTAGCGTAACTCCTACCAGTTCAGGAACCACCGCTTTCTGTGATTTTTCGGACGTTACGTTTACCAGTAGCACGATTACGGCTAGAGGGGCTTTGATTTATAATGATACGCAAGGCGATAAGTCCGTACTTGTCCTAGATTTTGGAGCCGATAAATCGTCATCTTCTGGAGACTTTGTGATCGTGATGCCAGCGGCTGACGCTAGTAACGCTATCATACGAATTGCGTAATGGCTTGGTCGCAAAATGCTTGGAGCCAGTTTAGTTACGGTGCTAATACACTAGATAGTACCGTAGCCTTTAGTGGGTGGAACTCATATATTCAAAGCTGGAACTCTGGTTCTTGGGGTGAACAGGCAACAGACACGGCTTTTAGTGCTAATGGCGCAGTTAGCGGTGTCACAATAATTTTTGAGATACAGGCCGCGCCGGTAGGACAAGTTGCAACAACGGGAATAAGTGGTGTAACAGTATCGACAGGCACGGGGGTATCAACAGATGTGACGGGAATTGAAGCCACATCTGCGTTAGGTAGTGTGTTGGTATGGGGCCGTGTAGTTCCCGGCGAAACAGCAACTTGGACAGAAATGGTAGTAAATTAAATAATTTTAGCTAAATCAGCTTGAGGATGAATCAAAATGGCTAGTACATATACAACTTTTTTAGGGCTTGAAAAGCCCGGTACGGGGGAACAGTCTGGTACTTGGGGAAACACTGTAAACACCAATATGGACATGGTCGATCAAGCGGTTGACGGAATTATTTCGGTTACATTGTCTGCTACAGGTTCAACAGGTTCCCCAAACTCTTTACCTATTACAGACGGTGCTGTTTCTAATGGACGTAACAAATACATTGAGTTTATTGATAGCGGAGACATTGGAGGAACGGTCTACGTTTCTTTAACTCCAAATGATGCGGAAAAGGTAGTTCACTTTCGTAACAGTCTTTCGGGTTCGCGCTCTATTCTTATGTTTCAAGGCACGTATAACGCCAGCAACGATTTTGAACTGTTAGCTGGAAAAGACTACGTACTTAAATTTAATGGTGGCGGCTCCGGAGCAACTGTTACAGACGTAAACGCTGACTTAGCTGTTACTGCGCTTACTGCGACAACTTTAAACGGTACAACCGTTACGGCCTCTGGAGTAATTACAGGGTCAACTGTCGAAGCTACCGGAGACACCTCCGCTGGCGATAACGCGGCAATGGGTTATACCGCAGCAGAAGGTCTTATTCTAACCGGACAAGGCTCTACGAATGATGTAACCATCAAAAACGATGCGGATGCCGCTGTTTTACAGATTCCAACCGGAACGGTAAACACAACTCTTGCAGGTACTTTGGGTGTAGCGGGAGGTTCAACCAACGGTGTGGTCATATCTCAGGGAGATATAGCCCTAAAGAATGGCGGTACGCAGTCCACAATTAAGTTCTATTGCGAGTCAAGCAACGCACATTATGCACAGCTTCAGGCTCCAGCGCACTCTTCGTTCTCAGGAAATGTAACACTTACTCTACCAGCATCTACGGATACTCTGGCGGGTATTGCGGCGACACAGACCCTTACCAACAAGACGCTAACAACTCCGGTACTAAACTCCCCCGACATTACGGGAGACACAGCGGCGGGTCATGACGCGGCGCTTGGTTACACTGCTGCGGAAGGCTTAATTCTTACAGGGCAAGGATCAACGTCCGATGTCACCATTAAGAATGACGCTGACGCGGCGGCATTGACCGTACCAACTGGAACCACCAACGTATCTGTTGTTGGTGACTTAGCGGTTGGCGGGTCAATCACTGACTCAGGCGCGGCAGTTAAAGTTGCAGGTCTTGAAACTATCTATGTCCCAGCGGCTGCAATGTACCCAGAGACAACTAACGGCTGTGCAGACTTAGAGCAGGTTGAGCTTTCTAATGGCCCAGAACTAAAGTGCCTAGACTTTGCGGCAGGCGCAGATGATTTTGCTCAGTTTCAGGTTATCTTTCCTAAGTCTTGGAACGAGGGTACTGTTACTTTCCAAGCCTTCTTTACTGTCACAGGAACCAACACTGGTACGGTAGCTTGGGGCTTGGCAGGCAGAAGTTTTGCGGATAGTGCAGACCTAAACACCGCCTTTGGCACTCAGGTAGTGGCAACAGCTAAAGCGCACTCTGGAACGTCTAACGACATAGATGTAGCGGCAGTAAGCGGAGCGGTAACCATTGCTGGTGCGGCGGCTGATACGTTGACCATATTCCAGATTGCTAGAGATGTTTCGGCAGACTCTCAGACAGGCGCGGCTCGCTTGCTCGGCATTAAGCTGTTCTTTACCACTGACGCGGCAAATGACGCATAAGGAGTAACTGATGACAGGTTTTGGATTTAACGTAAACGGCTTTGGCTCTTTTCCATCCAGAGGACTGCCTCCATATACTATTGAATTAGTTGTGGTGGGCGGCGGCGGTGGTGGCGGTAACAGCGGTGGTGGCGGAGGCGGTGCAGGTACTTACAGAGAGCTAACGGTTTCCGATGTTCCATCAGGACTAACATGGACGGCGACAATTGGTGCTGGCGGTGCCGGTGGCAGTTCCAATGCGCAAGGCGGTTATTCGCAGTTTTCTGGTACAGGCTTAACAACAGTAAAATCTATTGGTGGTGGGCGAGGCGTGGGCTCTTCAGGTAGCGGTGGCAGTGGCGGCTCAGGCGGTGGCGGTTCCAGATATTACCAGATCTCGGGCGGTTCTGCTAACACATCTGGCGGGTCTGGCGGTACTGCGTATGCGAATGCTGGGTCGCCGGGAACAGGCGGTAGTTTTCCATATTGGGTTAACATGGGCGGTGCCGGAGGCGGTAGTAGTAGCGCAGGACTTGTTGGTGGAGGCAACTACGATTATGGGAGCTCTTCACTTGGCATTGCAGGCTGGTCTAATGGTGCTGGAAACGGAAAATTTTTCGGGCCGTCCTCCCTTGGATTTGGTTTGGCGGCTGGCGGGTCTTCTGCTGGCTTTGGCACTAGCGTGTATTATTCTATGGGACCCGGAGACAGCGCGTCATACGGTAGAGGTCTTGGGGCTTGGTACAATCAGACAAGTACCTCCTACGGTGCGGCTAGAGCTA